GAGCACCTACAAGACCACGAGTAGAAGCATCGTTAAGATATTTCCAATCAGTTTTGTAGAAGTCATAAGATCCACGACGGAATCCTGTAAAGCCAAGATTCAATGCCATGTCTTCTGAGTTTTCAAATACACCGTAAGCAGTACCACCTTGTGCACCTGCAGAAAGACCAGCTAAAAGATCGTCAATGTACAAGTTAGCATCTCTGTCTAAGAAAAGTAAATTTTCTTCGATAGAACCTTGCTTGTCAAGTTCTTTTAACAATAGGTCAAATTCTGGAAGTTGATCTGCAGCTGGTGTTGCTGAATCAAATTGATTTGTAGAAACGATTCCACGAGACTCGATAGCTGCAAAAAGCCCTTCAGTACCTGAAATAGAGTTTCCGAATTCATCGGCTACTGCACTAGTGCTATCAGCTTTTTCAGCTTCAACCATAGTCATTTCTAGGTAATCTTCATATCGAACGCGAGTATCGCCTTCAGCTTTCATATACCATAAATATCCTGTTTGTCCACCTTCTCCAGAAACTTCAACCCAACCAATCTGAGCAGTGTCAGAACCTGAAATCTCAAAGTGATCTTTGATGATGATAGGCTTGTTGGTAAAGCTTTTGAATGTAGGCTGAATAGCTCCAGTCATAGTGTCTGTAGCTTTGTCATATTCAGAACCGTATACAAAGAACTTAATAACTTGGTTATCAGTAGTTGCGATACCAGATAGGTCATCAACATTTTCAGCGCCGTAAGGCTTAATTGTCAATGCACTTGTACTAGTTTCAGAACCAGCTGTAACAATAGCTTTAAATACAACACTATTTACAGTAGCTACAACAGTTGCACCTTTTCTGATAGCGTGAGCTTCAGTTGCACCTGAATCAATTCCTGTAATTGTGTCAATCGCTCCAGTAACCGGATTAATCTGTCCATTATAAGCTAAGTGAAGACGACCTTGCTCAGACCAAATAACTTGATCAGAAGCCATAGGCATTTCTGCACCTACCATACGTAGGAAAGATGAAATCGAACGGTTTCCATAACGCTCTACTTCTTGTTCGTAAAGCTCTGGAAGATATTGTTGCGACCAGTTTGCACCACCTGAACCATGAAAGTTCAAATAGTTTGTGTTAAGAGTAGCTTTTTCCACGGAGGGGGTTACAATCCCGCCGGTTAAGCCACTAAATGATACATTAGTTGCCATTTTTTATAAATTTTTAGTAATTTTTAAGTTTAAGTTTTAATTTTGAAGTATCATCACCTAAAACTCTTGCTTTTATCCCGCTTGTATCATTAGTTTTGTTATGAACCCCTCTCGGGTCCATGTTAATGTTTTTAGCGGACTTCATACTTTCTTTTATTGCATCGGATTTACCTTGCTGATAAAAATGATTAGCAATTGCATCAGGATTCATAGCGGCAAACAAGGATTTATGATAACCTTTAGCGTCATTCATAACATTATCTTCATTTAAAAACTTTTTAACGAAATTATTAATGTCGCTTTGGTTGGTTTTTACCTCATTAGCGTTTTTTACATTAAATCTATAGCGTTTATCTGCAACCTTGAACTCAAAACCTTTGAATTCATCATTAAACACTTGATCTGTTTTTTGTAAAAACACATTCTGAGCTTGTTTGGCTATTTTTGATGTTTCTTCGTTTTCTTTGGTATATCTATTAAAGAAATCTACAGCTTTTTGTTGGTCTGGTGTTAGCCTAGACCCGGCCTTAATATCTTCATAGTATTTGGTTTTAAGACCTTCAAGTTCAGATTTAGCACTTGCTACTTCTTCTTTGAAAGCCAGCTTTTTTCTTTTGACGTCTCTTTCATCGTCGACTTCTTCATCAAATGTAAATTTATCTTCAATAAGAAAATCAATTTCATCTGATGACAAGTGCGGTTTAGATTGTTGATAATATTCTCTAAGCAGCGCAAGATCATCTACATTTGAATAATCTTTATTAAGTGCTACATAATCTTCAAGCGACCCGCCTGTTTCATTTATAAAATCAACAACTTTTTGAATATTTTCAGGAAGCTCTATACCTTGCTCCTCTTCTTTTTGAAATGCTTCTTCAACTTTTTCAGCAAGATCTTCTACTTCTTTAATAGTTTCTTCTTGCGTTTCTTCAACTTCTGGAAGTTCTTCTAAAACTAATTCTTCAGCTTCTTCTTTTACTTCTTTTTCTTTTCGTACTTCTTGCAGTTCCACTTCGGCTTCTTCCCTAGCTTCTTCAGCCGGTTCATCTCCGCGTAACACGCTGCCCTCTGTTTCTGGTTTTTGAATGGCATCTTCTGTTTGTTCAGTTTGTTCTGCAGGCGGTTGAGTTAAATCAACCTTGTACATACCGTCTTCAAATACGGTCCCTGCTTTTTCTTGTACAAGTTCTTCTTTTTCTTGTATTGATAGCTCTTCGCTTTCAACGACTTTTGCTTCAACGTTTTCAGACATAATAAAATATTATAAGATTATACACTATACATTACTTGGGTTCAAAAGAACCTAAGTCAAAATCACCGCTAAGTATATCATTTCCTGCAGATTCAAATACTTTTGGCGGTAAATTATTTTTTCTTTGATTTATAAGCTCACTCTGCTGTGATGCTTGTATTTTTGTTCGCTCGTCTTTACGGTCTTCTTTTTCTTTTATAGCAGACTTAGCGCTTTCAACTTCTAATCCTTTAAGCTGCATGTTCATTTGAAATTCGAGCTTCATTAATTCTTTTTTCAAATTAGCTTCATTGCTTAATCTTTGCATTTCAAGCTGAGATTCTAGTTGCTTTAATTGAGCCTTTTGACTAGTTAAAGCTTGTTGTTTTTGCACCTCCGCTTGAGCCGCGACTTGCTGCGCCTGAGCATTAGCTTGAGATTGAGCTTGAATATTTTGTTGCTGCATTTGTTGATCACGCTCAAGTTTTTTCTTACGTCGCACTTTTAGCATTTCATTTGCTAATTGAACATTTTTTATTTCTCTAAGATCAATAGCATCTTCCAAATCAACAAGGCCACCACTTAATGCAGCTTGTATATTATTTTCAAGCTTTTGCTTTTCTTCTTCGTCCGGCATTAAATCAATAAATATGCCAAAGTCGTGTAAATGAAGTTCGCCTAATTCAGATAATACAGAAACATTATGTATGCCTATTGCTTGTATAAATGCTTCTCTAGCCGGAGAATACTCTATAACGTCAGATATTCGTAAAGATATTTTTTCTGCTGTTTCTGCTGTTAAGAATAAACCACTTTGTAATATATGGCGCGTAGCAGTATTACTATTTGCAGCTGCAAGTTTTTGTACGCCTACTAATGCTTTTGGGTCTGGCGCTGTTCCATCTCTAGCCTCATTTAATCCAGTAGCATCTCTCATCATTTGTAAATAATAATTATATGTACTTACAAGTGAAGCTATTTTATTACTACCGCTATTTGAATTAATTTCTTGAATAGGCACTTTGCCTGGATTCATATCGCCATCAGACGTAAATGACCTACCAATTACAGAACCCGTTTGAAAAAACATATTTAATGCTTCTTGCGGATTGTAGTTTGTACCATTACCCAAATCTATTTCAGCAAGACCATCAGCATCTAGGTAAACACCGTCAGGTACCATACGTGACATTACTTGCTGTAACTTTAAATGTGTTATTTGAATCATATCAGCAAATGTAGTAATTCTACTAACCAAAGATTCAATACGCCCATTATACATACGAGGTGCTACAACAGAATAATTCATTCTAACTTTTGCGGCATCACTTTTAGGGCGTAGCATGTTTTCGCATAGCTGCCACTTTAATAGCATGTTAGCGCCTGGTACATAAACACCATCATATAATACCTCTATATTTCTAGCTATTCTTTCAAACCTAGCACGAGGATCTATAGGCGGGTTAAAGGTTTCATCTTTAACTATAATTTTTTCAGCGCCTGTTACTGTATTTTTAACTTTATATACCTCGTTGTGAAAAGTTTTATAATTAAAATATAATACATCAACTGTATTATTATCATCTCTATTTTTTGTGGTTGTAAATTTATTATAAGCTTTATAATTAGAATAGCTTCCTCCCGCTAGTTTTTCCAAATCTTCATTTGTTAAATTTGGAAATTGCTTTTTCAATTCATTAATAGGTATTGTTTTTATTTCGCCTATATAATATATATCTTCAAAATAAGGAGAATCAGTATACGAATAAACTAAATTGCTAGGGTCAACGTAATCTATTGTTATTCCCTCGGAATTAGTATATGTTGTTTTTACGGCACCAATACCTAAAACAGCTAAATCATAATACATGCGTTTTTTAGTAAGCTCGTATCTATTTTTTTCAAATGTTGTTGCAATTGCCTGCTCTTCAGCTATTTCAATAGCCTCTTTATAATTAAGCTGCATATGCAAATCTAGCTCGTCTTGATTAGCCGGTAAATCAGTAATACCGCTTTCTTTAGTTTGTATACCAAACTCAGCTTGAATATAGGAGTCAAGCTCTTTAGCTGCCATATCTCTCAATATACTTTCCATATACTGAGTTCTTTTATTTACGCCAAATGGGTCTTGTGAATATGCTTTTATATCGTAAGTTCTATTAGCCATGCCATTTACCACTATATCTACAAACTTCGGTATAATGGGCACTGGCTTCCAATCTAAATTAAGATAAGATAAATCACCGTTTATTGATAATTCATCTTTATATTTTTGCACAGAT